GAAGACTTTCATAAGTTTCTAGAGTATCAAGAGATGGCAGATAAGATTGACTTCATGAAAGAAGGAGAAATCAAATCTAATACTGGACTTGCTCTAGCACTTGCTCAATCAGTATTCAATGAAGGTTTATCTGTATTTGCGTCATTTGTAATGCTACTCAACTTCCAAAGATATGGTAAGATGAAAGGCATGGGAACAATTGTAGAATGGTCTATTCGTGATGAGACCCTACATGTACAAGGCAATGCAAAACTATTCAGAACACTATGTGAGGAACATCCTCGTATCGTAAACGATGAACTCAAATCTAAAATCTACAATATGGCAAAGAAAATTGTCAAACTAGAAGACCGATTCATCAAACTAGCATTCAATGGTCTAGAGATGGAAGGTCTTACCGAAGCAGATGTAAAGCAATACATTAGACATATTGCTGACCGTAGACTTCTACAACTTGGTATGAAACCAAACTTTGGAGTCAAAGACAATCCACTTCCATGGTTGGATTGGGTCTTAAACGGTGCGTCACACGATAACTTCTTTGAGAAAAGAGTTACCGAATACTCAGTCAACGGCATGGAAGGTGACTGGGGATGGTCTGAATTTGATGATGCGGAATCTGAACCTGAAGCATGTGGTCTTGATGGTCGTGGTTGCGCCGCTTAATGGATGAGACCGAATACACACTAGAATGCTCCGTATGTGGGATTATCACAACAGTGATTGTGGAAGAGGATGAAGAACCCTTATTCTGCCCCATGTGCGGTACGGAGATAGAGATTGGATAGGTGAGATATATAACAACTGGAATACTCTTTATAGTATTCTTTTGGATGTGGCCTTACCGACTATTCACCCATAAAAACAACTGTTACTTCTGGACTCTTGAGAAACTTATCTCAGAGGGTGGTTCAGTTCGTTGGTATCGGTCAAGGTTATGGAATGGATTCCACTGCACTTGGGTAGACCCAGATGGTGTAGAATGGGAATATACAATGCCTAGGTTACGCAAGTTACCTTGGTGGTATGTGCCTATGTGGTATGAAGGAAGAATAAGAAAATTTAAAAAGTAGTATACATAGTAGTATGTGGTATTACGATGATTTTCCTTTTGCACCAAACGATGAGTGGTTAGAACCCTATCAAGGGTTTGTATACCAAATCACTGAGGTTGATACTGGTAAGAAATATATCGGTAAGAAGTTCTTTTGGAAACCTAAAATCCTTCCTGTTACTAAAACAAGAAAACGCAGGAAAAGAACTCGTGTCCAGTCTGACTGGCAGGATTACTATGGTTCTTCGGAACAGGTAAAACTATTAGTTGAAGAGGGCAAAGAGTTCCGTAGAGATATCCTTAGACTCTGCAAGACTAAGGGTGAGTGTAGTTATTATGAAGCAAAACTACAGTTTGAAAACGATGTCCTTCTCAGGGACGATTACTACAACGAATTTATAGGATGTAAAATTCATGCAAAGCATATTAAATCGTGATATCATAGCACCAGATATTGCGTGGATGATGGGTAACTTTATCGTAGATGATGCATGGTTTGGAAGACATATTAATCGTATCAAGCATTACATGTTGGATAAGGGAGTTCTGAAAGGGGACACCGTAGTTATTTCACTCCTAGGAGTAGACCCAACACATGTAGCAAGTCTGATTGCCTGTGCAGAACTAGGATGTAAACTCTTTCTATTAGATACTCCTGCAACCGAAGAGTCACTACCTTATACTAAGATTGCTTTACATGGTGGAGCAGACTGGTATATTCATCAAGGGTTAGGTGGACATGGTGCATATGATGGTTTACATGGTAAACTATTAGAGAGATATTGTGGAGAATCTATTGAACTTGAAGACCTCTACAAAGATATTCCAGATGGATATGATGAAGATATTCAACCATGGAAAGTAACACCAGAGGATACATTATTAGTAAGTTCTACATCTGGAACGACTAAACCATCCAGAGCAGTCTTGTTTTCACACCAAGAAGTAATGGGAATATCTCAGAGAAACATTCCTATCTTTAAGTTTGATAATAAGTCAAGAGTATGCCACAGTAGAAACCTACATCATGCGTCTGCTCTATTGACTAGTTTACTTCCTTCTTTAATGGTAGCAAAGGTACACTTTACTTTTCCAGTAAGTCATCATCATCCGATTCCTATGGAAGGATATATTACAGATAGGAGAAAAGATTTTGAGACTATTCAATCACAGAATATGACTCACATCATGATACCTAACAGAACGGCACTTAATGATTTCCTAGATTTCTTCGATAAACCCTTCGACACAGAACTAAATATTAACATGTGTGGGTTTGCGATGACTCCTGCTTTCCGTGAGATTGCAGAAAAATATAATGTTTGTTTTGATTCACATTACGGTAGTATCGATACGGCAATACCATTATTAGTAAACCGTGTAGATAAAAATACAGATGTGATTACTAATTGTCTAGGAGAAGTCCCAGATGATTTTTATAAGGTTACTTACAGAAAAAACACTCTTCATGTATCTCATCCATGGTGGGATAAATCTAGAGAGATGGAAGATATCGTCTATCGATGTAATGTAAACGATAAGGTACTGTACCTTTTAGGTGGCAGGAAAAAGGCAAATACCACGGCATGGGACTTGGTGGTCAAACATGATATGGAAGACTTAGACTTATCAGTGTTTGGTCACGATACTAAAGTAAGCATGGAGCAGTTGCGAGGGCATATTGCTACCGTTAAAGGTATACCATATGAAGATGTATAGAGAATTCATTCGTGAAGATATCGAACTAAACAGGTTTGGTAAAAAGGATATTATTGAACAAACAAATCAGGCAAAACATTTACTGCTTTCTAGAGGTGCAAAGAAAGGAGATGTTGTTAATGTATCAATCCCTTTGAATGGCATCAAGCAGTTGGCATATGTACTAGCATGTCTAGAATTAGGATTGCCTTTATATACGAATCATGATGATGTATTTCATCCATCTAAACAAGCAATCATTCGACATAATGTTGAGGATTACATTCGTAAGTACAATAAACCTTTCCTATCATTTGTGGTTGATGGTGCTGACCAGAATGCACAAGCATTTCATGAACAACACTATGAGCAATACAAGTGGTTGAATGAAGCAAGAAACAATGGTATGATGGGTATCAAGTTGACCCCTGAGATGATGGATGACTGTCCTACAGATGATATTCAACCATGGGAAGTTAATGACGATGACCCTGCACTTTTTATTGCAGAAGAGTTACTTACAGGTGAGATAGATGACCTCTATAAAAATAAGGTTTTACATGGACAACTCCTATGGAGAATCCAGAGTACCTTTGACCACTTTGAAGATAATGACATCTATGGATATGGTATGTCCTATCACCACGGACAATCACTAGAGCATTTGTTTGGTGCATTACATAAGTGTAAAACTATACTATCTGTACAGATTCCTTCCAAAGAACTATATGGCAGGGATATGGATGCCATAGTCCATAGAGAGAGTCGTAAGTTCAAAGGGGACAATGGTATCACTGTAATGTATGAATTACATAGTGATATGATGGATGATTTGTACAAATGCCTTGATTCTAACGAAGACGGAAACCTCAAAATTATTTCATATTAATTCATAAAAACCGCTTGACATTTTCTGCTAGACTTGTTATTATAACAACATAATGAAGAAAAAAGAGAGGTTAAATATGAATGACTACATTATCTACCATGCTAATAACTTTAGCACCGCAGGTGACGGTTTCACTGAAGTAGCAGTTGTGTCTGCTTACAATATGTCTGATGCTTTCAGACTTTCCAATAACATTGAATCTTCTTGGATTGAAAATCCAGAAGTTTTACTTCAGTGTGAGTTGCCTGAAGGTCAAGATGGACTAAGGTCTACTTCTTCTGGTGATGTAATCTTTGACCCTACTGATGAGAAGTTCTACTTCTTAGTTCCAATGGGTTATGAAAATTCTGGTGATACTGTCCCAGTTGATAATTTCAACCTTGACGGTTTCTTAGATTTTGAATCAAACGGAGTCCTCTTCAAAGAAGATGGATTCTATCAAGAAAGGAAGGTGGCATAATGAGTTGTCAATATAACGAAGCAATCTTAGACCAAATAGCAATGCAAGTCTACAGTGCAAACTATTCACTGGAAGACTTACTGGACGAACTTCAAATGACTTATCAAGAAGCATATGAAGAAAAGTTCGATTATGAACAATTACAGGAGTTAGTCATCGAAAAAAAATTCGATGAGCATCCTCAATACGAAGGTTAATTATGGATATTATTTTTGATGTTGACGGAACTCTTATGGACATAGAACATAGGAGACACTTCGTCACCCAGAGACCCAAGGACTTTGATGCGTTCAGAGACCCTGAAGTTGTTATGCAGGATACTCCAAATAAGGATATCTTTGACTTAGCAAAATCACTCTTGGCATCTGGAAATAGAATTATCATCTCTACTGGTAGGAATGAAAGGCAGAGAGCAACCACCCTCAAGCAATTGATGATGAATGGTCTCTCTTTCAGTGCTATGTACATGAGAGGAGATACTGACTTCAGACCTGACGATGAACTCAAGAAAGGGTTTCTCGACAAGATGAGGAAAGATGGGTTCAACCCAGTGATGGCAGTTGATGACAGACAACAAGTCGTTGACATGTTCAGAGCAGAAGGGTTGAGAGTTTTACAAGTTGATGTAGGAGACTTCTAATGAAAGGATATAAGAAAGGAACTCTGTTACAGGAATACTTCTTGAACCCACACTTCAAACCTACTGAGAAGGAACAGAAGGAGTTGGAAAAGTTGCTATTCACTGTGACAGATGGTAAGGTACATTACCATGGAAAAGACGAGTTGGTTTCAGTAAAAATAGTTGAAAAAAACGCTTGACAAAACCTGCGAGTCTTGCTATTATAATAACATAATTGATTGAGAGGTAAAAAACATGGCATATGTATCACAAAAAATGAAGAAAGAACTGTCTGGTGGAATCAAAGCAGTATTGAAGAAGTACGGTATGAAAGGTACTATCGCAGTTGATAATCATTCTAGTTTGGTTGTTAACCTTAAAGGTGGTAAGTTGGACTTACTTGGTGTTGCTCAGAAGCACAATGACAAGGTTGCTGAACAGCGTGGTCAACAGAGTTACCCTATTGGTGACCATCTTCAAGTGAATGATTACTATGCAGAAGAGTGGGCAAACGAGGTTGGAGAACCAGAGGTTGCTAACTTCTACGGTGAGTTGGTTAAAGCAATGAAAGCACCTACTAGTGAAGGTGAGTGGTTCGACAAGAGTGATGCGATGACTGACTACTTTCACATTGCTTACTACACAAACATTAACGCAGGACAGTGGAACAAACCTTATGAATACGCACCGTGTTAATGACGCAGGATATGGGACTATGAGTCTCAAAGAGATGATAAAAGGGACTTTGGTAAAACTCAACAAAGACCTTGAGATTGCTCAAGAAACTGAAAATCTGGAAAAGGTTGCATCACTTACTTTCCTGATTTCCGAATATGAAGTGATGCTTGAAGAGGATGAGATTCGTCATGGAAGTTAATTTTGAATTGGATGATTTTTTTGTCTTTTTAGATATCTTACGAGAGTCTGGACAGATAAATATGTTTGGAGCGCCTCGTGAGTTGCAGAATGAGTTTGGTCTCAGTAAGCAAGAAGCACGAGATGTCTTCACGAAATGGACAGAAACCTTTAAGGGTTGATACACTGTTCATATAAGTCGCTCAGGGGTGAACAGTTCGTCTGAGCGAGGAGAAGGACACTCACGGTGGACATGTCCGTTAGAAGCATGATGACTTGTGAGTGGGGAGAGAGGGCATTTCGATGCCCTTTTTCTTTACATTTTAATTGAATATATATAATATATTACCCCTTTTAGAGGGGCAAAATGTTATATATAATACTATGAGGATATTGCTATGCAATTAGAAGTCTTTGAAATCTTACAGAGATTTACCGAACAACCCAACCGCAAATCAAAGGTTGAGTTTCTAAAAAACAATGCACTTCCTGCTATCAAAGATGTATGCCGTGGAGCATACGATGATAAGTTGGAGTTCATATTACCAGAGGGGAAACCCCCTTATACACCCAATAGACCAGAATCAGTACCTAATACTCTACTGAAGAGACATAGGGACTTTGGTTTATTTGTTAAGGGAGCAAGGTCTGAGGGTACACCCCAATATAAAATTGAAAACATCTTCATTCAACTCTTAGAATCAATCCATCCAGAGGATGCTCTGATTGTTCTAAACATGGTGAATAGAAAAGCACCAGTAAAAGGTTTGACAAAGAAGATAGTAGAGGAGGCGTTTCCAACTCTCTTATCTTGATTTCGTTATGAGTTCGATTAACTCTAACAAACAAGGAGCAATTTATGCCAAGAACACAAATAGAGAGATTAAAGAATGACAGTAGAGAACTTGATAACTATATCCACAGACTCAAGAAAAAGGGAAAGAGTCACCTTGCTCACAAGTTATCTACAAAACAAGCATTCATTAATCAAACTATTGCCGAATTTGATGATGATATTCAAATCAATCTAGCATAAAAAGGTAGGTGGTCTAGTATCTCGTAGGGGGGTGCTAGTCGCCCCCCTTCGTTAACTTGAACATAGATATATTATAAGGACTGCTTACTAATATGCCAACATACACATTTCGTAATAAGAAGACCGATGAAGAACATGAGAAGTTTATGTCTTGGTCTGACTCGCAAAAATATCTAGAAGAAAATCCTGATTTACAGAGAGTTATCTCTGCACCTGCTACAATTACCCATACTGGTAATGTTATTAATAAAACAAGTGGAGACTGGAAAGACCTGATGAAGAATATCAAGAAAGGGTCTGGTTCTGGAAACAATATAAAAACATGACAATGAAGAGATTGAAGATTGACCATCTTCTGACTTATGACCCCATTACCGACAATCAACAAGAAGCATATTCTGCTTGGGATGATGGTGACCATCTGGTCTTATGCGGTAGTGCAGGAACAGGTAAATCGTTCATTGCCCTCTACCTATCCCTTCAAGATACGATGGATAAAACCTATGCTCAAGACAAGGTTGTAATCGTAAGGAGTGTTGTCCCTACTCGTGAAATGGGATATCTCCCAGGCTCAGTCGAAGAAAAGACAGATACCTACACCGCACCATATCGTGCCATATGTCAAGAACTCTTTAATGAGAGGGGTGCATATGATATGCTTGAAGCACAAGGTGTAATTGAATTTATGTCCACCTCATTCATTCGTGGTGTGACTATAGACAATGCAGTTATCATTGTAGATGAAATGCAGAACCTCACATATCATGAACTTGATTCAATAATAACAAGAGTAGGTAGAAACTCAAGAATCATTTTCAGTGGGGACTACTATCAATCTGACCTAAATAAAGAGTCAGACAAAAAAGGAATATTAGACTTCATGAATATCATGGAAGTCATGAACAACTTTACTACCATAGAGTTTGGTTGGAAAGACATTGTAAGGTCTGATTTTGTAAGAGACTATATAATGACAAAAGAATTAGTGGAATCTGGTAAGTTATGAGAATAGGATTTACATGTAGCACATTTGATTTATTACATGCAGGACATGTACAGATGTTGCGTGATGCGAAACAACACTGTGATTACCTTATGGTAGGATTACAGGTAGACCCTAGTCTTGACAGAGCAGAAAAGAACAAACCAGTGCAAACTATTGTTGAAAGATACACACAACTCAAAGGTATCAAATATGTGGATGAGATTATCCCATATGGCACTGAGGAAGACCTTTTAGACCT